GACTTAGATCAATATATAATACATAATGAAGATAAAAACAAAATATCTTTTGATAAGAGTTTTGATTCATATGAAGAAAAAACTGAAAAAGGTAAATTTAAGAAAGATTGTTGGGTTATAGAAAAGAATAATGGATTAATGCCTAGAGATGTTACATTACATAATGGGAGTAATTTCTGGTTTCAATGTGATAAGTGCCCTCATTTATTCTATAAACGAATATCTGAAATATCTAGAAAAGGGAAAAAAGGAAATGGATGGTGTCCTTATTGCGCAGGCAAAAAATTATGTGGTGACCCAGAATGCTTACATTGTTTAGATAGAAGTTTTGCATCATATCAAGGTAAAACAGAAAATGGTAAATTTAAGAAAGATTGTTTAATATTAGAAGGTATTGATGAAACATTATATACAATATTTATATCAAAAAATAAGGATTATCTTTTTAATTGTGATACTTGTCCCCATAATTTCAAATCATCACCAAATGGTATAACATCTGAAAATGGAAATTGGTGTCCATATTGTAGTAAACCTTGTAAAAAAATGTGCGAAGATGATAAGTGTTACTTTTGTTATCAAAATAGTTTTTCTTCATATCAAGGTAAAACTGATAATGGTAAATTAAAGAAAGATTGTTGGATTATTGAGAAAAATGGAGGGTTAACCTCAAGAGATATAACATTATCGTGTGAACAAAAATATTGGTTCCAATGTGATAATTGCCCTCATCAGTTTAATAGTCGTTTGGCAAATATTACAAAAAAATCTGGTAGACCTCGGTGGTGTCCTTATTGTTTTGGTCATAAACTTTGCTATGAAGAAGATTGTAACCATTGTTATCAAAGAAGTTTTGCTGGTTATAATAGGAAAACAGAAAGCGGTAAATTAAAGAAAGATTGTTGGATTATAGAAAAAAATGATGGATTAATGCCTCGTCAGATTAAAAAAGGGACAGAAAGAAAGTTTTGGTTTCAGTGTGATCAATGCCCACATCAATTTACTAATACTCTTAGTGGTGTAAGTACGGGGAGGTGGTGTATTTATTGTGCAAGACGTAAATTATGTAATGATATTAATTGTCAGTTTTGTTTAGATAGAAGTTTTGAAGGTTATGAAGGACTAACTCCAAATGGTAAATTAAAGAAGGAATGCTGGATTATAGAAAAAAATGGAGATATTACCCCGAGAGATATATTTAGAGGGAAAAATAAATCAAAATACTGGTTTAAGTGTGATATATGTAATTCTGAATTTGAATCAACAGTTAATCAAATGACAAATTTCAGTACTTGGTGCCCACATTGTGTGAATAAAACTGAACAAATGTTTCAATCTTGGTTCAAAGATAATTATGAATACAAACTTCAATCTCAAAAAAGATTTCAATGGTGTAAAAATCCCGAAACGAACCGTATTCTTCCATTTGATTTTTGTATCCCTGAATTGAAATTAATTATTGAAATTGATGGGGATCAACACTTTAGACAAGTAAGGGATTGGAAAGCACCTGAATTGCAAAAAGAAAGAGATGTTTTTAAAATGAATTTAGCATTATCTAATGGATATACAACAATACGGATTTATCAACCAGATATATATTCAAATCGAAATAATTGGGATAAGGAAACCGAAGAAGCAATCATAAAATATGATGAACCGGAAATTATATGTATTGGAAGAAGAAAGTTAATATCATAGATTTATCAAATATATTATTTAAAAGGATATTTAAAGTTATACTTGTTTATTTATTTAAAGATGAATGTTTTTTTTATTGATTTTGAAACTACTGGATTAAATCCATATCATGATGAAATAATTGAATTTGCAATTAAACAAAAAGATACAGAAAATTTTGTATCAAATGTAGTAAGACCAAATAAAACTAAAGTGATTCCTCCGAAGATTACAGAAATAACAAATATTACCAATGATATGGTTTTTAGTAATCTAAGCATTAATTCTATGAACGCATGCGAATTAATATTTACATTTTTAAAAGAAAATTATAGTGGTGAAGGATTTATATATTTAATTGCTCATAATGGTATACCCTTTGATTTTGTTATTTTAAAGACATTGATGAAAACATATGCAAATGGTAATGATATTAAGAATATTGATTTATTTGATATATATCCAATTATTAAATTTATAGATTCACTTGATGTTTCGCGTAAATTAGTAAAAGATTTAGATAGTTATTCACAAAGAAATTTATGTAGAGTATTTAATGTTGTTCAAGAAAATGCACATAGAGCATATGGTGATGTAGAAGATTTAAATAAAGTATATAATGCAGTTATTAAATATGGTACTAATTTTTTTAATTTAGATATAGATTTAAATAATACAACTACATTGTATAATTATATTTATTCCGTTTAAAATATATAAAAGAAAAATTGAATACTAATAATAAATGGAATATCCAAAAGTATCTATATTAACTCCTTCCTATAATAGACGTAAATTTGTACCATTAATTACTCATAATTTATTAAATATGGATTATGATAAAAGTAAATTAGAATGGTGTATTTTAGATGATGGCAAAGAACCTTTATTTACACCAGATACTTTAGAAGAAACAAGAAAAATACTATCCCCTTTAAAGATTAGTTATAAATATGAAACACAAAAAAGAGATATTGGTGTAAAAAGAAATGCATTAGTTAAATCTTCAAAAAATAAAATTTGTATTATGATGGATGATGATGATATTTATTTTCCTTCATATATTAAACATTCTGTAGAAACATTAAAAAAACATAATGTTGGATTAGTTGGATCAAATCATATGCTTTTTATTTATCCAAAACATAATTATAATATGTCAAGGATTGAATGTCAAGCAAAAAGACAAATACATGAAGCAACAATGTGTTTTACCAAAAAATATTATAATAGTATGCCAGGTTTTATGAAAAGTAGTTTAGGTGAAGGTGCAAAAATGATAGATCACAATGAAAAAAATTCAGCATATACAAATATTACAAATTGTATGATATGCTTTTGTCATGATGGTAATTCATTTAATAAAGAACAATTTTATAAATATAGAGTCGATATGAAATTAAAAAATCCAAAGATATTTGAACTATTAGAAGAAATATCTGGTATTAAATATGATCCAAATAAGAAAGATGAAGAAGATAAAGAAGATGAAGTGAAATAAGAAACTAAAAAGTGGTAAAAAAACCCCTAAATAATTTGAAATTATGTATTTATAATTCTGATATTAACAAAACAATAAACAAACACCAAACAAACAAATCAATCTACAAACAAATCAACACAAACAAATCAACACAACCAAAACAAAAAGAATGGCTTCTTTCACTTTCACCAAGTCTCAACTCGATTCATTCCTCGAAGAGATTGTATCAAATCACTGCAATTCTGAATTTGAAGTAAAGGATCTTAAGAAACTCATTCCAAAGGGTTCTAAGAATAAGAAGGTCAAGGACCCTAATGCCCCTAAGAGGGCTACCACTGCATACTTCATTTTCATGGCTGAGGTCCGTGGTAAGGTTAAGGAAGAAAATCCAAACCTGAAGTCTAATGAACTCAGTAAGATTATGGGACAGATGTGGCGCGATATGGATTCGAGCGATAAGAAGAAGTATGAAGACCTAGCAGAAAAGGATAAGAAACGCTATAAGGAAGAGATGGAGTCCTATAGTTCAAGTGATTCTGAAACTGAAGCAAGTGATTCTGATGAAAAGAAGGTAAAGAAGGAAAAGAAGGAAAAGAAGGAAAAGAAGAAGAAGGATCCTAATGCACCTAAGAAGGTTACAACGGCATACTTCTATTTCATGGCAGAGGTTCGTGATCAGGTTAAGGAAGAAAATCCTGATGTAAAGCCTGCGGAACGTTCTAAGATTATTGGACAGATGTGGCGCGACCTTGAGGACAAGTCAAAGTATGAAGAAATGAATGAGAATGATAAGCTTCGATACAAGAAGGAAATGGAAGAATATGAAGCATCTAAGTAAAAAAATAATAAAAACAAAAAAAAATAATAATTAATTAATAATTTTTTATGTAAAATTTTTTATTTTTATGGTGAATAATCTGGATGATTCATATGATTTTCTCGATCATTTTCTTCATTCCAAATTATACATTGATTTTCTGAATCCCATTTTCCTACTTCACCATAATCTTCAATATTTGCAAGTACATTAATTTCACGATCATAATAATATGTTACACCCTGATAATGAATATATTCATTTTCATCGTCGGATAATAGTTCTTCTTGTTCTTTTTTGTCAATAATATCTAACGGAATAGTTTTACAGTCACATATTTCTTCTTTACAATCATCACAAATATTTTTTATTTCTACTTCTTCTGAAATAATTACTTTCTTTGATTTTTCAACTTTCTTAGGAGTATCGTCTTTCTTAGGAGTTTTGACTTTCTTTGATTTTTCAACTTTCTTAGGAGTATCGTCTTTCTTAGGAGTTTTTTCTTCTACTTTTTCTTTTTTTTGAATATTACTTTCTTTTACATTATCTAAACTTGAAATACCTGGATAATAGATAAGTTCACTTTCATCTTCTTTATCTTTCCATTGAATCTCTTTACCTTTTTGTTTTTTAAGAGATTCAGGTCCAACACCAATATATATAGTTGGCCTTTTTTCATTCATAAGACCAAAATTAAGTTGACCTTCCTCATAATCTTTGCGATGTTTCTTACAAAATTCACCGTCTTTATGATCACGAGTACATCTTCGACTATATCCATTTTTATACCAACACCTTGCAATACATTTTGTCCCTATATCAACCTTTTTCTTAACTATTTTTTCTTCAACTACTTTTTCTTCAACTACTTTTTCTTCAACTACTTTTTCTTCAACTACTTTTTCTTCAACAACTTTTTCTTCAACCTTTTTTTCTTCCTTTATATCATAATTATCTTCTCTTTTTAATGATTGTAAATATTCTTCAATTAAATTCTTGACTTTCCCTCCATGGTATTTTTTAAATCCCTCAAGTGTTGCTTTATTAATAGAACTCATCGCAATTGATATATTTATATCAATCTCTTTATTAAAATCTATTGTTATCATACTTAAATAATTTATGAAGAATTTCAAATTATTTAAGAGTATTAAAAATATAAAATAAATTACAATAAAATTATATTTGATTAAGATTGATCGTCGGGTATGCAACCGTAAACTTCTGAAAAATCACAAATTGAATTATCGATATCGATATCGGATTCTGCTTCTGTCATAATACTATTACAATCCTCTTTATTGAAACCATGGCAATCAGTTCCGTCTTTGGCAATACATTCAAGTTTTTCGTGATATAACAAATTTACCTCCGAAAACTCCATTAAAAAACAATCTTTTCTAGTACAATTATAATCACTTAAATTATTACACTCACAATCATTATTAGTACATAATTTAACTTTGTTGCCACCTTCCTCCACATTTAGTTCTGTTGGTTTTATACTACATATACTACCATTGTTTGTAATTTCGCCATAATTATTGAAATCAGCACAGTTAGTAATAGTTGCTCCACTAGAATTATTAATAGTTGCTCCACTAGAATTATCAATTACTGATTTTCCATAGTGCTTGATATCACCTTCATTATTGATAATATTATAATTTAAGATATTGGTATTTCTGTTTAAGATAGTCCCACTAGAGTTGTTATTGATTTTACCATAATTTTCCATAGGAGATGATGGATACGTGCTGTCCCAATCCATATCACGCATAGTTCCTAAATTTTCAATAGTCCCGCTTGAATTATTAGATACACCATTATAAGAATAAATGATAACTCCATTGTTATAAATTGTACCATTATTTGTAAAATAATCATTAAATTGTAATACAACATTTGATTCAATACATAATATTCCATTATTTGTGAATGGTTCATTAAAATATACGGTCGGGTCGTCCGACGCCGCCATATCCTGTGTCACTTTATATATCTTATGCGGTTTTGTTTCAGTTTCCTTTACATGTCCATTACCATCGGTTTTAAATTCTGTGAAATTATTTGCATTTTTACAAATATCTGATGCTGGTGGTGGTGGCGGTCCTGATGTACAATCATATGTTTTTACGTTTGGATCGGGGCATCCCATAAAACTAGCATCTGCAGATGGACATATACTGCCATCCTTACAACACTGATTCCCAGCACAATATTCACTTTCAGAACCAGGGCAC